CCGGACTGGACCAGCTTCACGGTGGCGTCTGCAGCAGCCGCGACAGTCGGCGTCGCCGGGTTCCGCCACACGGTCTCGATGCGCTGCGTCTTGTCCGGCGGCACGCCGTCGCGCACCCACAGGGCGAGGCGCATTGCGTCCTGCCACGCCCTGCCGAAGCGCCGGATCCGCCGCTCGCTGCGCTTGACCAGCTTGGACTCCGTCGACCGGATGGCATCTGCGGAGGCCGGGTTGTCGGTGGTGTAGCCGAGCATGTGGGGCGGAAGCCCGAACTGACTCGACATGATCCGGGCATACAAGTCGACAATCTTCGTCTGGCCCGACGGGTCATGCGCGGCGAACTGGCCCACATCGGGGACGTTGCCGTCCTCATCCCGCTCCAGCGCCAGCACCCGGCCGATGTACGTCTCCCAGGCCGACTTGGCGTTGCCCTCCGCGTCCTGGAACGCCGACTCCGACGCACCGAGGATGTAGCGCTGCGGGGCGCCGAAGAACTCGGCGGCCACCTCGATGCCCATCAACCGGCGGCACGCCGCATCAGTGATCGACATGATGTCCGGGGTGATCTCCGACCTGCCGACCCGGTCTGCAGTTCGCTGCCGGTTCGCCAGCCGCACAACCGGCACGACCCCCAGCCCGTGCATGTCGCGGTCGATGACCTGCCAGCCGCCCGAATCTGAGGGCAGCGCCGTGATCGTCTGGTCCGGCAGGTAGAGCACGATCATCCGCTCGTCCGAACCGGACTCGACGTAGTTGTCCATAGCGCACTCACGCAAGGCGGCCGTGCCCATCCGTAGACGGGCATCCCACATCAGCGTCATGTCCAGCGGCGACTCGATAGTGATCAGGGGCGGGCAGTCGTCGCCACAGTCCCCCGAGCCGATCGCCAGATACTCGCGGCCGTACACGAGGGCGTCTAGGTGGGCCAGGCTCGACTCGTCGAACAAGTCGTTGGCGTCGGCAATCTCCTCCAGGTCGGAGGAGTCTGAGCCGTCAGCCCACCGGAACGCCTCCAGGTCGAGGCGCTCCTCCAGCGATTCGACTCCGACACGCGGCCACCCGATGACCGTGTGCAGGCCCTTGAGTTGAGGAGGAATGCTGATGCCGAGATCCCGCACCAGCTGCTCGCCGTTGAAGTACGCGTCCCGCAGTTTCAGTGCGTACCGGTCGCGCAGCATGTCGCCCCTGAGCAGAGCGATGAGAGCGAGTTCGTCGTCCGACAGGAACGTCAGCGGCAACTCGGGGGCGTAGGCAGTCACCGCAGCACCACCACCCTCCCCTTGCCTGGACTCTTCTTCTTGGCCCGCTTCGGCGAGTTGAGGATCATGCGGCGCAGCATTCGCGCCCCGATCGCACACACCGCGAGGTCGATCTTCCGAGCAGACTCACGGTGCTCCTTGCCGATCGTGATTCCCCAACGGTTCGTCCGCCGCCGGGCGTTGATCACATGCGTGCGCAGCACTTTGTGGCCGTCATGGATCAGCGTCCGCTCCAGCACGTCCGCGTGGGTGCGCTTCACGGCCTCCGTGAACGTCTCCTGGTTGCGAGAGTCGCGCATGTCCCAGCGGACTGCGTGCGCCTTCGGACCCGACAGCACGGACCGCAGCGTCAGCTTGGGACCCCATGCCTGACCCCACGTGTCGATATAGGTGTCCCAGTACATTTCGCCGTCGTCATCATCCTGGCCGGAGCCCGGGTCAGCGAAGAACGCCAGCACCTTGAACCGGCTGAACGCGTTCTCGACGACGCCATGCACCTCGTCGCGCGGCACCCGATACGGAACGAAGCCCGGCGTGTTCGGGGCCGGCCAGTTCGCCGGCTTCTGCCACACACCGAGCGCGGACACCAGCCCGTCCGACATCCGGCAGGCCGCCAGGCCTGTCGCGTCGTCGCTCTTGGAGCCGTCGAAGAAGAGGACGATCTCGTCGCCGTCCGCCAGCGCCAGATCCTCGCGCTTGCAGGCGTCCCACTCGTAACGAGACAGCCACGCATCCTCGGCCGCGGCGATCTGGTTGTACCAGAAACGGCGGGACCGACTTGGCGGGTTGCGGACGTCGAGGATCGACTTCATGATTCGCGGGATGTTCAGCCAGACCGAGTCGCCTCGGACCGCCTTCAGAACCTTCTCCAGCCACGGCTTCGTCAGCTTCGCCTCGGGCGGGGCTTCCAGCGAGTCGTACAGAATGCCGGTGTCCTCAGCCCGGCCCGCCTCGGCCGCCTCATAGGCGTCCCGCGTCTGCTCGGCGACGGAGTCTTCGCCCGGCTCGAAGGCGTTGGTGATCGCGAAAGTTCGGGCCGCCCCGTCCGCCGACTTCGTGGCGTTGCGCTCGATGGTCGCGGCCATCTCGTGGCCCTGGTTCGACTCGATCCAGTGGTGCGTCTCGTTGAGCAGCGTGAACGTCGTCCGGCCGCCCTCAAGGGATCGGGGTGATGAGGTCACAGCCTCGATGCGGCTAAGCCCTTTGTGGGCGTAGACGATCTCCTTGCCAACCTCGATGCCGTACTCGGCCTTGGCTTCCTTCGTGAACAGCGAGCCGAAGATGATCATCGTGTTGCGGGTCTGATCCTTCGACACGGCAGCGATCTGCACCCAGGCCTCCGGGTGGGGCTCCCCTACAGGCTGCCCCGCGGGAACGCCACGGATCTCTCCATGCTTTGCGACCCGTCCATGCCATCTACACGGACCCACGAATTCGGTGGCAGACAACGTCGCACCGAACGGGTCCTTCCCCCACCCCTTAAGTCTCTGCAGTACCGCATCTCGGTAGATGAACTCCCCGGAATCGGGATCAAGGGCGTACCACCAGAAGAGGATTCGGATCTGCTCCGAGGTGAAGCGCCACAGCCGACCAGCGCCGTGCTGCAGGCTGTCCTCGGCCCACCGCGCGACGTGATGCCCAAGGGTGAACGGCGGCTCGATGAAGTTCCCGAACTCGTCGCGCGTCCAAGTAGGGCCGATGACGACGGGTTCGACTACATCCGGAACAGACTCGTCGGCCTCAGCCGCTGAAGGCGGAGCGGTAGTCATCGAGCACCGTCACGCCAGCGTCTCCCTGCGAAGCGGGCTTCTTCCGCTCCAACTCCATGCGAGCGCGCCGACGATCGCCCTCAGTCGTCAGCAGCGACGACATAACCGAGTTCAGCGCCGCCACCAACTGACCGTTGGGACCCCGCTCCGACATCAGCACCTTCGACATCAGGTCTGCGGCATAGCGGGCGACCGCCCAGTCCGACGGCTGGTAGAACGCGGCCTGGCCGGACTCCCGCAGCGACAGGTACCAGTCGGCGGCGATCGGATGCCACAAAGGATCAGCGTCGGGCAGATCCGGCAGATCCACCGGCGCCCCCGACGGAGCCTTCGTGACGGAGTTTTGATCTTCCTTCGAGCGATGGCCCATGCGCTCCTCGGAGCGCTTACCGATAGGTCCACGAGCGCCCATGACGACCTCCAGGGTCAGAGCACGCCACCAGGGCGCACAGAGGGCTGGAAACAACGACGCCCGCAAGGGACGCCGCCGGGGCGTCAGAGCGAGGCGATCAAACCGGCTACGTCAGGCAGCTCGGCAAGACTGAGTGGCGTGCCCGGAACCCGGTCGCCGACGATCATGTACCGGCGGTCCGAGTACACCTCGAACGCCAACTCCCCCTTGCGGATGCGCCGACCATGCGGGGCCGCGCCACGGAACCACAGGTGCAGGCCGGTACCCGACCGGCCACGCTCCATGTACGTCGGCGGCAGCTGGTCCACGATCGCCTGCGCCCACGGCAGCACGCGACCGTCCTCGACCGCATGGTCCAGGTCGACGACCAGGATGCCGTCGCCGGCCGTGAGGACGAAGCCGATGCCGTCGCCCGCAGTCGCCGAGGCGACCGCTTGATAGTCGGACCAAGACGACGGGTCCTTCACCGAAGCAAAGCGACCGTCCGTGCGGAGCGGGACCTTGGCCTTGTGCCGCACCCAGCGCGGACGCGACGTCAACTCGGCCGGGATGCGGGCCTGCTGCTCGACCGCCACCTGCTCCTGACGGGCGGCGATCCGAGACCGGCTCGCCCGCTTCCTGCAGGTCGCGCCGCAGTAGTGCGCATCGGCCCGCACCATCAGAGGCAGCGGGCCGGCGCACTGCTCGCACACTGTGCGGCGGGCTGCGACGGTCGAGGTCATGACTTCACCCTAGTCGACCGACGTCACGGCTACAGATCTCCGACCTGCACCGTTACCATCTTGCGACCAGGCCGACCCAGGCGAGTGGACTAGACCGGATAGACATCACCGCAGGTCAGCGGCCCTGGAAACCCGGGGGCGATGTCAGGTGCTATACGGCCCCGATCCCTGAAGATCGCCCGGAGGGGGTCACCCCCCGGGTGATCATGGTCGGGCCGGCGAGCCCGAAGTCCTGGTTGATCATGCGGATTTGGTCTCGTGTGGATCTTGGTCTGGCGATCGATCTGAATGATCTTCAGCTTCTCGATCTTGTTCGATTCGATCTCGAACAACCTTCGCTGATCACTCAGCTCGACGAGTCGACACTGACCATGACCACATCGCCTGCCTCGCCCTGCCGTGCCGGCGCGCCCCCTGGGTGGGTAGGGGGCGGCCGGTGCCAGCCTCTACCCCTCGGCCTGCTCCCTGCCGTCGAGGGGGTGGTGCACCAGCGGCAGGCCCGTGGAGCCGTCCTCCTGGGTGACCCTGGTCTCGGGCCGGCACAGGCAGTCGGGTTCGGTGGTGCTGGTGTCGTGGTCGAGCTGGTCTCCGATGGCGTGACGTGAAGGTGGTTGGTCAGCGCCGCTTGCCTGCTCCGCCTCGCATCGCCTTCGCATGCGCGCTCGTGGTGAGGCCCGTAGCGGCCATGTGCCTGAGCTGGCAGTAGCCCTTGGCCCTCGCTCCCATGTACTTGGAGAGCATCCGGTTACAGCGGGACCAGTCGCCTGGCGTTCCCCATCGGATCTTGGCTGCGCCGGCTCCGCGGGTCCAGTAGTTGCGGAGGGTCTGGGCGTTGCCGCCAGGGCGGCGGGTGCCGCGTCCTTTGCTGGCCACAGTGGGTCACTCCTTCTGCGGCGCGGGCTCCGGGTCTTCGTCTACCCGCTGGATCTGTGCGCCGAGGCCTGCGGGTATGGCGAGGCAGATGCCGTGTTGGTCGGTGAAGACGGCCCATCCGTCGGTGACGGTGAGGCTGAGGTGGGGGTCTTCGATGACGACGTCTTCTTTGCGCTGCTCGCGCGGATGGACGATCAGGTAGGCGGGCATGGTCAGCGCCTCACAGGAGTCCGGGGTGCTGCTCGGTCGGCCGTGTTCGTCCGGGGCGGGGGTTGGCGCGCTGGGCGTCGTTCCCTTCGCGGCTGCTCTTCTGGGCGTGGCATTCGGCGCACACGCCTTGAAGTCGGTCCTCTGCGTGGGTGTCGGTCTTGGCTTCGATGTGATCGCAGTGGCTGCTCGGCCGCACGCCGCAGATCTTGCAGATCGAGTCGCGGGCGATCACCTTGGCGCGGATGGTCCGCCAGTTCGACGGGAGTCTGGCCTTGCGGTCGGACGATGACCAGCCGCCGCTCACGGTGTCGGCTTGGCGTTGGGGTCGTCCTTCTGGCCGGGCCGCCAGTCCTTGATCAGTTCGAGGGCGAGTGTGCAGTCCTGGCGGTTGTACCCGGTGATGCGGTAGACGACCTGGTCAGCGATGACGATGTCGCCGCCTTCAACTCGGATGTAGAGGCCGGGCTGGGCGATGAGGTCGATGTCCATCCTGGCTCGCTGGGGCGTGCTGTCGACGGTGACGCCAATGCCGAGGCGGCGGGTGAGCTGTACTTCTCCGTACTCGGGCTCGCTCATCACTCCTCCTCCAGGCTGCGTTCGGTGTCGCTGCTGACTGCCCAGCCTGCGAACCCGGCGCGTTGTCCGGACGGGCTGCCAGCGACGGCGACGTCATACAGCCGGATGGCGGTCTCTTCGGCTCGGCGGAGTGCGTCGTCGGCGTTGTTCACCTCGACGGTGACTTCGCGGACACCGTCGGACAGCTTCACTGTGACGTCAGGCATTGGGGGTCTCGGTGCGGGGGCGTGCTGCTTCGGCGCGCAGGCCAGCGATCTGGGTTTCGTGGTCGGCTATGAAGCAGTCGTTCGCTTGCTTCATGCCGGCCAGGATCTCTGCCGCCATACTCAGGCGCTTCTCCGGCGTGGCCCGGTTCCATTTCCAGATGAATTGGCCCGGGGTGGGAGTGACGGCGAGGTTCTCGACGAAGGGTTCTTCGCCCGCGTATAGCCGCTCCAGCGCCTCGGCCTTGGCGTCCCGGTCCTTGCGGAGTCCGGCGGCGGCGTTGCGGATGTCGTCCCAGTCTCTGGTGCGGTCCATGTCGAGCGCGTCGAGGAGTGCAGTCTTGCGTTCATTCTCAACGCCGTGGCGACGGTCCATGAACGCTTTGAGCTTCTCCTCGGCCTGGATGACGCGCTCGTCTGCATGGGCAGGTTCGGCCCGCTCTTCCGAGGTGGGGAGGTAGGCGGTGGTGTGGTTGGCGGGGATCTCGATGGTGCATTCGAAGGCGAGGACGGCGCGGGCCCCGATGAGTGCGGTTACATCGCCGTCGCCGAGGTCGCGGCGGATTGCTGCGGCTCCGGCTTCGTCGGCTGGCAGTTCGTCAACGACGAGAACGAACGGCGGGCGCTCGTCGCCCGAGCCTTCGGGGAGTTCGAGGATCTGCAGGCGGGCCATCAGCCGGTCACCGCCTTGGCGTCCTCTCGATGGATGCTTCGGACGTTGGCTACCGGGATGTGGCTGACGATCGTTGAGCTGTCCTCGTCGTTTCCCAGGTAGGCGGTGTACTGCGTTCCCTCTTCTTCGATCCGGTCGACCTGAACGGTCTCGGTGTCGCCGGTGAGGTAGTTGATCGTGTAGCGGGCCATGGCGCGGGCTCCAGTGGGGTGGGGCAGTACGGTTACGGAATGAGCAGCGTGACGAGCGTCTTTGTGGTGGTCGGCGACAGCGCGGACGGCCTGGCCGAGGAGGTCGCACCGAAGGTTGCAGAGGTCGTAGCCGATGTGATCCGCGAGACCGCTGCGAATCCCGACGCGGCAGAACGCCTACCCGTGATCTCGCACAGCGGCGACGACGTCAGCCCCTTGCAGGGCGGCAGCAAGCCGGGAGGTGGAGCCGCCATCTGGTTCGCCTGGAACTACGCGCACCCAGCCGACCTGGAGAAGCGGCTACAGGAGTGCGGCTTCGAGAACATCACCGTGTGGTCGCAGCACGAGAACGGCCTGACGCCGCGCGTGACGAGCTGGTAGCTACGGCTGCCAGCGGTCCGCGTAGGCCTACTCGTCGGCTTCGCAGCCGTCGAGGCTGTGGTGGGTGTAGATCCACCCGTCTGATCCGTCGCCTCGCGGTTCGCGGCGGGGTGTGGGTCCGCACGGGCAGAGGTCGGTGAGGTCGTGGAGGAGCAGGTCGTCGAGCGGTGCGACGTGGACGTCGGTGTCGCTGGTCTGTTTGGCCAGCCACTGCCCGCTCATCCTGCGAGCGCCCGCGCGATGCCTTCTTCCAGGCTCACGCGCGGCTGGTACACGTCGAGCATCCGCTTCGGATCGCAGACTCGGTGGTGGACGCCTTGAGGTGCGCCGACAAGGTGCTTCAGCTCGGGCCGATAGCCGGCGACCGTGGTGACGAGGCCGGCGAGTTCGTCGAAGCTGGTGGCCCTGCCCCAGCCGAGGTTGATCGGTCCGGTGGCGTCCTGGTCGACGGCTGCGAGGGTGGCGCCGACCAGGTCGTCGATGTGGACCCAGTCGCGGGTGGAGCTGCCGTCGCCCCAGATCTCGAACGGGTCCTGCCGCTCGCGTGCGCGGCGGATGAAGGCGGGGAAGGGGTACGTCTCGTCCTGGTCTTCGCCGTAGCCGGAGAACGGCCGGAGGATGTGGACGCGGCAGCCTTCGGCTTCGGCGTACCGGGCGAGCTGCTCCCCCGTCAGCTTGGCGAGCCCGTAGGTCGCGTCGGGCCGTCCGGGCCGCTCGTAGTCGATGTCCGTCTCGACGAGCCGGTGAATCTCGCCGGGCTGCTGGAGTTCGACCGGGTAGGCGGCCGAGCTGGAGAAGTACACGGCGCGCGGGGTGCCGGTGCGGATCAGCCAGCGGAAGTACCAGGAGTCCAACGCGAGGTTCGTGGCAACGCCGAGCGGTGAGCCGTCGATGCTGGCCCGGCCGCCGACGACTGCCGCGCAGTGGATGGCGAGGTCGTAGGGCCGCTGGTCGAAGCGGAATAGATCGAGTGCGTCGTGGCCGTCGATGAGGTCGACGGCGGTGACGTCGTCGCCCCGCGCGTCGAGGGCGGCGTGCAGGTGGCGGCCGACGAAGCCGCGGTGACCGGTGAGGAGGACGCGCATCAGCCAGTTGCCTTCACAGCCCGGTAGACGCCCCACGGCAGGTGACTGTCGACGGGTTCCAGACCGAGGGTGGCGCAGGCGTCGGCCTGCTGTTCCTTCAACCAGGTGGTGACGCCGATCCAGCTGTCGGCTTCGGCGGGCTGGTCGGAGACGGGCCAGTCGAGGACGAGGATCCCGCCGAGCTTCGTCGCGGACCGCAGCTTGGCAATGATGTTCAGACAGTCCGCGTAGCCGTGGTGAATGAGGACGGCGAGGCAGTAGATCGCGTCCATGCGGCGACGCCCGAGGTGCTTGGAGATGCCGTCAGCGTCCGCCAGCACGGTGTCGGCATCAGGGCGTCGCTCGACGAGCCGTTCGAGCATCCGCTGTGAGGAGTCGACGGCGGTGACCTCGTAGCCGAGGACGGTCATGGGGATGGCGACGCGGCCGTCACCGCAGCCGAAGTCCATGACCTTCGCCCCGTCGGGGATGACGGTGGCGAGCATCTCCGCCTGGACCTGCCCGGACTCCCAGTACGCGTCTTCGGACACGCGGCGGAGCGGGTGGATCGCTTCGGGGTCGGCCTGGTCCCACGCTTGGATGACGGCTTCGGCGGTCACGCTGCCTCCTGCCTGCTCGCCAGCCAGCGCCGGACGACTTGGTTGTGGCGGGCGTCGGCGAGGGCGTTGTGCTCGCCTGACTCCTGCTTCGGCAGGTCGTCCCAGGCGAGACCCTGACGGGAGCGCTCCTGCTGAATGTCGTGGGTGAACATGGGGACGCCCTCGGGGAGGTCGATCATTCGTCCCCAGAGCTGGGCGAGGGCGACGTGGTCGTAGGCGCCGTAGTTGGCCCACAGCTGCACGTCCGGCCCGGCCGCACGGATGAAGTCCATGACGTCGTCGGCGATCCGCTCGCGACGCTTCACGATCGGGTCGGCGTAGTCGAACAGCCAGGACTTCGGAACGTGGTTGCGTCGGTCGCCGTGGCCCTTCGGCAGGCTGGGGACGACGTTCTCCATCAGCCACGCGTGCTTGCGGATCTTCCGGACGGGCATGTCGCGGTTTACGGCGTAGTACTCGCTGCCGTCGTCGCACACCATGCCGATGGAGATCAGCTTGATGGTGTGGCCGTCCTCCAGGAATTCAAGATCGTAGTCGATGACGCTCACGCTGCCTCCTCGACGAGCTTCCGCAGCTTGGCGAGGTCGGCTTCGAGGCCGCCGTTGTCGCGGTAGTCGTAGTAGGCGGCCGAGTCGGCGGAGACCTGCTGCTCGCTGTTGACCTCTTCGTAGCCAGCGTCGAGTTCAGCCTTACCTGCTGCGGGGTGGAGGTGCTCGATGACCATGTCGTCGAGGTAAGTGATGCGGCCCATGCCGTGCCCCCAGTCGACCCATACAAGATCCATACAGAGATGGACCAGGCAGTCAGGGCTGAAGTAGCCGAGCGTCTCGACGATTTCCGACGTCATCGCGACGGCGGTCGCCATGGCCTCGCCCTGCAGTAGGTCGTTCCCGTAGACGATGCCGGGCCCACCGGACAGGCACTCCCGGATCCGGGCATCCCACGGCATCGCGGCCGGGCGGGGCCGGTGGTCGTCGCCCATAAAGGCGAGGAATCGGTAGCTCCTGGCGGCCTTCACTGCCTGCGCGTTGAGCGTGCCGCACAGGCGCCGCCGCTTGCCGAACGTGAACCGGATCCGCGAGTCGGCCTTCAACTCGACAGCGCGCTTCTTGTACGCGGCAAGCTCCGGGTCGTCGGTGTCGACCGCGAACAACAGGTCGGCAGTCGCCCCGGTGTCGTCCCAGGCTTGCACGATCTCCGGCACGGCCTGTGGCCGGCCGCGGGTAGGGATGATGACGAGCAGGTCGTCGGCCATGGCGCGGGCTCCAGTGATCAGGGTCAGTGAAGAAGGGCAGGGCTGGCTGGAGCCGTCAGGCGGTCCTGGTGAGGACAACCTGGCTGCCAGTAGCCAGCGTTGCCGTGTTCGACGCCGTGCCCGAGGCGAATGTCACCGTGAGGTTTCCGGCGTTGGCGCCGACGGTGAGCGTCCCGAAAATATTTGCCCACTTCGTGGCGCCGGAGCCGGACCAGCTGTCGGTGCCGCCAATGGTGCTGACGAACGTGGAGGAGTCGCCCCAGACCATCGTGGCGCCGGATGGCCCCGTCCAACTGTGGACGAAGTTGATGCCGGACGGGGTCTGTACGGCGAGCTTGGCCATCATCGAATAGGTGGCGTTGGCGACCACGGGCACTACCAGCTGTGTGGACGCCTGCTGGCTGGTGGTGGAGTTGGTCTCGTTCGACGTGCAGTTCTTGCCGAGGATGCCGAGGTTCTGGAGCGAGGTGACCTTGTTCGACACGTCGGACAGGTTGCTGGACGCCTGGAGTGCGCCGGTGATGCGGGAGTCGTTCCCGGCGGCGACCGTGCCTGATGCGGTGCCCACGTTGAGAGTGGCCGAGCCGCCGAGGCCAAGGCTGGTGCGGGCGGTGGAGGCGGAGGCCAGGTCTGAGAGATTCTGCGACTTCTGGGCGCTGCCAGTGATTCGGCTGTCGTCACCCGCGGCCACGGTGCCCGTGGTCGCGCCGACGTTGAGTGTTGCTGATCCGCCAAGGCCCAGGTTGGTCCGAGCCGTTGACGCGGAGGCGAGATCGGAGAGGTTCGACGCTTTCTGCGCTGCACCGGCGATCCGGCTGTCGTCTCCTGCTGCGACCGTTCCGGTCGTCGTGCCCACGGCGAGGGTGGCCGCCCCGCCCAGGCCGAGATTGGTGCGCGCGGTGCTGGCGCTTGCCAGGTCGGACAGGTTGGAAGCCTTCTGGACTGCGCCAGTGATCCTGGAGTCGTTACCTGCCGCTACCGTCCCGGAGGTGGTGCCGACGCTGAGCGTCGCAGCGCCGCCGAGACCCAGGTTGGAGCGGGCTGTGCCGGCGTTTGCCAGGTCGCTGAGGTTCGACGATGTGGAGAGGGCCCCGACCTCAGCGGCGCTGAGAGAGACGACGCCGGTCTCGCCGTTGACGGACGTGACCGTGCCGACGACCAGCGTGGTGTCGACCTCGATGACGGTGGCCGCCTGCCCGCCCGCGACCTCGATCGCGTCCGGTTCGGCTTCACCGGTGACCTGGATCCTCACCGGGTCACCTCCAGGGAAACAATCGCCCTGCCTTGGAGGATGCGGACAACGGCCGGACCGTTGACCATCTCCAGGTCCCACACGCCGTTGCGGTCGACGGTCTGGGTGACGGAGGCGGGGACGGCGATGCGGACGGCGGCGCCGGCAACGGTGAGGTAGGGGCCGAGGTCGAGGATCAGGCTGCCGTGGTCGGCCGGGGCTGTCCGGATCTGTGCGCGTGCTGTCCAGCCGTCCCAGGTGAAGCCGTCGTCGGTGACAGTGAACGTTTGGACGAACGTGCTGCCTTGTTCGACCTTGAGGTCCCAGTGTCCGGCTGCCAATGTGGCCACCTCCGGGATCTCGAAGCTGTCGGCGTCCGCGGCCAGGTTCGCGTCGACGGCCAGGTCGGCTGTGGCGTGAGCAGACAGTCTCAGTGCCCCGTCGAGGGTGGTGTCGGCTGTCAGGGAGGCAGTCCCTCGCGCGGAGACCCGGGCAGCTGCGGTGAGCGTCGTGTCTGAGGTCAGTGTGGCGGCGGCTGTCCAGACTGCGCCGTCGGCGAGGGTGTTGAACAGGTCGAAGGCGGCTTCGTCGCTGGTGCCGGCGTCCCGATGTGCGCTGAGGTCGAGGGCGCAGGTGTCGACGGATGAGGTGACCCAGGCGGGGGTGGCGAGTGTGCGCCGGTTGGTCCACGTCGACCCGTCCGCGCTCGTGTCCCAGTAGACGTTGGTTCCGTCTTCTCGCAGCCGGACGAACTTGTGGGTGGTGGCGCTGTAGGTGACGGTGGTGGCGCCCGCGTCGAAGTAGGCGACTTCGGAGCTGAACTTGAGGAGCCCCGTGACCTTGTTGATGACGAACCCGATGCGGGTGCCGCTGGTGACGATGTCGGGCGCGTTGACGAAGATAGACGCGTAGGCCTCGGTCGCGGTCGACGCGGCAGGCGTGGTCGTGACGGCGACGTAGAACGAGGCGCCGGCCAGAGTCCAGCTGTATGCGGTCTGGTAGCCCGAGTAGCTGGTGACGCAAGGGACGTGGGCTTTGCCGCTGGACTCGGTGACGCTGCCGTAACTGTTGCCCCAGTTCGGCCCGATGATCGAGTCGTTGAAGTTGTCCACCAGCGTCGACAGGGACGGCATGAGGCCTCCCCTACGCGATCGACAAGGCCAAGGATCCGGCCGTCAGGCGGACTTCGTCACCTGCGGCGACCGTGCGGGACGAGGTGAGCGCCCCGTACCAGAGCCGCACGGGCGAGCCGGCACTGTCCCAGACTTCGACGCCGACGACGGTTGCGGCGGGCATGCCGGTGAAGACCACGTCGGCACTGTTGCTGGTGGCTCCGGAGACCGCGGCGGCCACGCTGAGGCTCTGGCGGGCATAGGAGCCGCCGGTGACCTCGGTGCCCGCCGCGGAGTCGCTGCCGTTCGCGGTGACCAGGGCCACCTTGAGCGGGGTGGTCGGCCGTGTCGGCGACCCGACGCCATTGATCCAGTCGAGCGTCAAATTCTCGGCCGTATTAGAAAGGTTGTCGCTGATCGGGCTCACCTCCTAGGTGACGGAGAGGACTCCTGCTTTGCGGACGATGGACTCGTCGCCGGGCGGGTCGATGTTGATCCACACCCGGTAGTCGCCTGGTTCGAGGACGGTGTCGCTGCCGGGGCCGACGAGGAGCCGGGCCACTCCGGCCACCCAGGCCGCGTCCTGCCACTCGCTGTCGGCTGGGTCGGTGCGGTGGGCGACGACCGCGATCTGCACCGGCATGCCGGTCAGGTCTGTTCCGGCTGGGGCGGTGACTGGGACGTGAAGAAATTCCGTACTGGCGGAGGGGATCACCACGGTGTGCCCACCTTCCAGTCGGCGGTGCGGACCGCCTGTACGGTCCAGGCCGACGTGTACGGCCAACCGGCTGCCCACGGGCTGTAGGGGGCGCCGACAGTGAGGGCGACGTCGTCGTGGGCGGTGCGCGTGGTCCCAACGGCGGTGAGTGTCGCTGTCGCGGCGAGCGTTGCTCCGCGAGCGGACGCTGTGGACCCTGCTGCTGTGAGCGCTGCTTCGGCGTCGAGGGCTGCGCCTGCCGCTGCGAGTCGGTGACCGGACGCCGCGAGGGTGCCCATGGCTGCGAGTGCGGCGGTGCCGACAACGGGTGCTGTGGCGGTCACGCCGTCGGCCGTCAGCGTGGCCAGGGCCGTCAGGGCGGCGGCGCCGCTGCGAAGAATCTGCCCTCGTGCCGTCAGAGCGATGTCGGCGACCAGTTCGGTGTCGGCCTGCGCCTGTCGTGTGCCGCTGACAGCGAGGACGGCTGTTGCGTCGACCGCGGCCTGTGCTGCCGCGTCCACCAGTCCGGTGGCGGCCAAGCTTGCGCCAGCGGCGAGGCTCCCGGAGGCGGCAGCGCTGCGCTGTCCGGTCGCCGAGAGAGTCGCGGTGGCAGTGGCGCCAGCAGTGGCGACAACCGCGGTCTGCCCGGACGCGCTCAGGGCGGCGGTGGCGGCGAGCGAGGCCGTACTGGAAGCGGCCCGTAGACCCGATGCGGAGAGTGTGGCGGTACCCGAGAGTGCCGCGTCGCCCGTAACACCGCTGGTGACGTCTGCTGCGGTGAAATCGTCGAAACGCAGCGAGTTGGTGGATTCGGCCCTGATGCCGACGCTGGTGCCCGTGGTGACGGCGGTGTCCGTGACGGTTACGCGGAGGGTGCCGTTGACGTAGCCCTTGATTGTCGAGCCGACGACTTCGAGCTTCGCCACATCGCCGGCTACGGCTGCCGCAGCGTAGCTGCCGATCGAGGTGAACGAGCCGCCGACGACGGAGAAGACGTTCCAGGACGACCCGTCGTTCCTGAACAAGTAGCCGGAGCTGATGTTCGAATTGCCCCGCGCCCACACTCCGTGGCTGACGGCTGCGGTGGCGGCGATCGTGACCTGGACACTGTGATCGCTGGTCGCCATCGCCCCGGCGGCCCGGAGGATGATCGTGCCGCCTGCGTTGCCCGACGAGAGACGATTGGAACTGATCGACCAGGTGCCGCTTACCTGGACCCAGCCGCCGCCCAGGTTCGTACTGTCCGACCTGTTGAAGTCGTCGGTGAAGGTCGTCATGACGCCCCCCCTGTCAGGGCGTCATGCCGCCTGGGGAGTTAGCGCCGCGGTAAGGGTGGAGAGCGAGAACTGGTCCGCAGACGCCCACACCTTGGACGAGGTGAGCGCCACGGTGAACAGCAGCGTCCCGGACGTCGACGCGGTCCACACCGAGATGTGGGTGAGCGTCTCGCTGGTGCCACCGTTCGTCCACGCCGACGGCGCGGAGCTCAGCGCCAGCGACGATCCCGACGACGAGGCCGCGAACGTGAAGCTGTTGCGGGTCGTTGAGCCGACGGACACGTTGGACGTGCCGGCTGCGCCGGGGTCCCCTACGTGCAACTGCACGTAGGTGGCAGCCACCGCGCTGTAGGCGGAGCCAGCGCTGCGGAGGGTGTTGAGCCAACCGGAGACGAGGCTGGGGGCGAGTCCGGCGGTCACTGCTCGGCCTCCTCAGGCTCGTTGGCGTCGGCGTCGGGTTGGGCGGGGGTGACCTCGCCGGAGGCCTCCAGCCGCAGCACGTACTCGTCGGGCATGGCAGCCTCCAGGGGCGATGTCGGATCCCGCCGCCCGAGGCATGGGGAATCGGGCGGCGGGACTTCGGGGCCTGGATGAGCGGCCAGCCCCGGTCTCGGGTTTGCGTCCGCCCGGCCCCCACAGGGCCGGGCGGACGAAGGGGCCGAGCGCAGGGCGCTACGAGGCCCGGCCTACGCCACCACCGGCGCAGGGGCTTTCAGGCGGCGTGGGCGTGGGGGCCGCGACTATTGGCGGCAGGGTCGGCGGGCCGATGTTTAGCCCCGCCTTCTGCCGCTGCTCGCACGGTGGGGAGGTGGAAGTACTGACCTGCTTCGCCGTCGATGACGGGTTCGATCTTCTGTCGGGTGACCCAGACACGGATCGTTCCGGGTTTCACGCCGGCGGTTCGTGCGGCTTCCCAGAGGTCACCCAGCTCGTCGTTGCCTGCGACTTGGGAGAAGTGGATGTCGATGCCGTCCGGGTTCGGGTAGGCGACCATGGCACCTCCCCGAGGTACGCGAAAGCCCCCACCGGTGTATCCACGGCGGGGGCTCCAGGAGCGTGTGGTGACTCGTGTTCCACGATCAAGGATCACGATTACAGATAGGCGGTTTTTCGTCAAGCAGCTTGCTCTTCCAATTGTTGCTCAGTCCCCGCGGCAGACACCGCCTCTTGCTCGGCTCGGAGCTGCCGCCATTCGGAGTCCCCCTCCCACCTCGAACGACAGGTGGAGCAGGCGGTCTTGAAGCTGCGGGCACTGGCGTAGAGCTGTTCCGCGCACCGCCGATCTTCGACCAGAACGGGACAGAGGCCGATCTTCACGTTCCCGTGCCGCGGCTTGTCGTTGACGATCGTCGAGCATTCGCCGTGGAGCCGTCGCAGTTCGTCGATATCTTGGCCGACTTCCTCGTAGGAGGAGCACGCCCACAGCAGGTTGTTGGCGAGGAACTGGGTGAGCTGTGGGATGGCCTGCGCCGGGCTGCCCCGCCACGGGGCGACGGTCCAGCCGAGGGCGGACCGCCACGAGTCCTCGATCGCCGACAGCCGGGCCGCGACACCGCCCGGTCCGACGAGGGCGAGGACTTCCAGCCGGGGCGGGATCGGCGGGGTCTTGCTGCTGGACGAGCCGCCGCCCGTCCGTTGGGCGCCGCGCATGAGGGCTGCGGTCGTGTCCAGGCGCCGGAACAGGGTGGGGAGTTCAGCGATCCGGGTGGCTGTGGCGTCCTCGCACGGCCGGCAGGCCCAACGCCCGGCTTCGGTGGCCCAAAGCTGGCGGTTGCAACGGGGGGTCACGCAGACCGGCCAAGAGTATTCATCGAGGGTGGCGGGGTGGTCGTGCACGGCAGGCTCCTCGGGTGGTACGGGGAAGCAGTGACGTTTGAGCCAAGTGTGCACCTTCCAGCCGACACGATGGGCCAATTGCATAGCAGAAGCCCGCCGGGTGATGCCGGGGCGGGCTTCTGTGGTCACGCTGCTTCTTGCTGCTCGCCGGATCTGACGGCCTGCGCGCATCCGGGGCATTCTCGGATGGCGCCGCTGGGGTATCCGCGGGCGAGCCAGCCGACTTTGCCGCAGGCGGCTTGGAGCGGGTCTTCATACCAGCGGTTGTCGACGGGCCGGCGGGTGCGGTGGCGGGTGCGTCCGTTGACGAAGCGGACGTCGCGGGCCGGGAATTGCTCGGCGACCGTCGGGGCGGGCGGGGCGGTCACTCGTACTCCTGCCGCAGTTCCTCGCCTATGCCGCCGAGCTGCGGGGAGTGGTTCCAGTCCTCTTCCCACGCTTCGGCCGAGTTGTCGACGAGGCCGGCCTCCTCGATGCCGCGGAGGTAGTTGTTGCACTCGACCTCTCTGCAGTTCATGTAGAGGATGTGGTGCGGGCACTCGGAGTTGAGGATGTACTCAGGGGCCGACACGGGTCTTCCTTTCTGCTCGCCGTTCGAGCATGCGGTCTTTGATCTGCGGAAGGGTGGGCTGCTCCCACTTGTGCCAGCCGACGGGGGACTTCCACTGCTGGCAGTGGGGTCGCTCGTCGATGCCGCACCAGCGGCAGCCCATCGGGTTCGGGACGGTCACGGGGTCCCCCTGGGCACTTCGTCGACGGTGACGGTCTCGAAGTGCCACCACCGGCCGCCTTCCCACTGCATGACCTTGGCGGTGCCGGCGGGGCTGTCGCCTCCGAGTGCAGCGCGGACGAGTGCGTAGGCCTTGGCTTCGCTGGTGTGGTCGGACTCGGCGTGCACGTCGGGGCCGGTGAGGATCACGCGCCACGGCTTACGGGGTTTGGCGGTCACGACGCCATCCCGGGGGTCGCCCATTCGAGGAGGCTGTGGAGTTGGTCGCCGGAGCGGCTGACCTTACTGGCGGGCTGCCGGCCGAGGTCATCGCGGACTTCCTGGGCTTCGGCGGCGGTCATTTCGACGGTGATGGTGCCGTCGGCCTTCATGGTGACGATCTGCATCAGCGGTTCTCCTCTACTCGTCGTCGGTGAGTTCGCCCGTTTCCGGGTCGCGGGGGCAGTCGCAGCCGCAGGGGCCGTGCTGGCTGACGCAGTGGCAGTGACAGCCGGATTCGCCGCAGGGCTCGATGTAGTCGTCTTCGGGCACGGTGGACTCCTCGGTCAGGGGTTAGTGCGGCGGCGCGCTTGCCGCTGGGTGCAACGGTGTTCGGGCAGGGTGGTGAGGGTTTCGGTGTGCATGAGGTGGGTGCAGTCGTCGCAGCGGGCGAAGCCGGTGAGTTGCCACAGTTCGTCGGGGTCCATGCCGGTGCGTTCGAGGTCCAGGAACGCGGGCCTGTTCTTTGGGGCCATCAGGACTCCTGTCGGTTGAGGCCAGGCAGGTCGCCCCATCCGGCGATCAGCCGCGGGTTGTGGGCGGCGAGGGTCTTGTTGGCGGCGGCGAGCCGGGCGTGGAGCAGCGCGGTGGGCTCAGTGCGGACCTGGGCGGGGATGGCGGCGAGG